TAACATCTCCACTTGTTGAAGAAGCAACAACAGAGAAGAAAACATTACTAGGTTCATAATATGGGTGGAGCAGTATCAGCAGTTACAAAACCAATTACAAGCATTATATCACAACCTGCACCTAGACCCGCACCTATGTATTCTGCACCAACTACCGCAGAAGTATCTCAAGCAACTGCAGCTAGTGCAACAGAACCAATGACAATTAGAAAACGAAGAAGAGGAAAATCGCCAACCATACTCACATCATCAACAGGGGTTGAACAACCAGCAACGCTTGGAACATCTACGTTGCTAGGAGGATAACGTGGCTGAATCACCTTTAGTCAAAGATCTTCTTGCAAGATTTCATAAATTAAAAACGCAACGTCAAACGTGGGAGTCGCATTGGCAAGAAGTTGCAGATTATATGCTGCCAAGAAAAGCAGATGTAACTAAGCAACGATCCAAAGGAGATAAGAGATCAGAGTTAATTTTTGATTCATCACCACTACATGCTGTTGAATTATTATCAGCGTCATTACATGGTATGCTTACTAATCCATCTGTTCCTTGGTTTTCTCTAAAATTTAAAAATATAGATTTTGTAGATGAAGATGAAGCTAATGAATGGTTAGAAGATGCAACTGAAAAAATGTATGACGCATTTAATAGATCTAATTTTCAACAAGAAATTTTTGAACTGTATCACGATCTAATTACTTTTGGAACTTCAGCAATGTACATTGAAGAAGATCCAGATGACATCATACGATTTTCAACTAGACACATAAATGAAATTTATATTTCAGAAAATAATAAAGGAAGAATAGATACAGTATTTAGACATTTTAGAATTTCAGCCAGAGCTGCAATCATGCAATTTGGTGAAGCAAATGTTTCAAAACAAATTAGAGCTACAGCAACAAAAGATCCATACGAAGAAGTTTCAATCTTGCATGTAGTTTATCCAAGAGAAAATTATAATCCTAACAAACGTGATAACAAGAACATGCCATTTGCATCGTGCTACATTGAACCAGATAACAAACATGAAATATCACAATCTGGATTTAATGAGTTTCCTTATGTCGTGCCAAGATATTTAAAAGCATCGTTTGAAATTTATGGAAGATCACCAGCAATGACAGCTTTACCAGATGTTAAGATGTTAAATGAAATGTCTAAGACAACCATTAAAGCTGCACAGAAACAAGTTGATCCACCACTATTAGTTCCTGATGATGGATTTATATTACCTGTGCGAACAGTACCAGGCGGATTAAATTTTTATAGATCTGGAACTAGAGACAGAATTGAACCATTAAATATTGGTGCGAACAATCCATTAGGTTTAAATATGGAAGAGCAAAGACGTGGTGCAATCAGAGATGTGTTTTATGTAAATCAATTAATGATGCAACAAGGTCCACAAATGACTGCTACAGAAGTTATCCAAAGAAACGAAGAGAAGATGAGATTGCTTGGTCCAGTTCTTGGAAGACTACAATCAGAATTACTAAGACCAATGATTGATAGAGTATTTGCAATTTTATTTAGAAGAAAAATGTTTAGACAACCACCAGAATTTTTACAAGGCAAAGACATACAAATCGAATATGTATCTCCACTTGCCAAAGCACAAAAGGCTTCAGAGTTACAATCTATTATGAGAGCTATAGAAATATTTGGTTCTTTAGCAAGAGTATCACCAGTATTTGATCATGTGGATATTGATCAACTAGTTAGACATTTAGCTGACATTGTAGGAGTTCCTGCTAAAGTATTAAAATCACAAAATGAAGTTAATGCAATACGACAACAAAAAGAACAACAAATGATGCAACAACAACAGTTAGCACAGATGCAACAAATAGCACAAGCTGGTGGACAAGTTGCACCTTTAGCAAAGGCTTTACCTGAAGAGGCACAAGCGTTAGTTAGAGGTGAAGAATAAAATTAATGGAAAAAGAATTACTGCAGTTAAAAGAAAACTATAAAATAGTATTCAATTCAGATCATGGCAAATTAGTTATGACTGATCTTGAAAAGAGATGCCACTATAATACTACCACCAATGTTAGAGGTGATAGTCATGAAAGTGCATATATGGAGGGACAACGCAGCGTTCTTCTATTTATTAAAAACATGCTGCTCAATGATAACGTAAAAGGAAAATAAAATGTCAGAAGTACAGACAACTGAACAAACTGTTCAGCCTGTGACGACAGAAAGTACACCACAGGCGACAGTTCCAATACTTAATACAACACAACCACAAACAACAGTTGCAGGGAAAACTTGGAAAGAAGCAATCTCTGAAGAATTTAGAAATGATCCAAACATTTCAAAATTTACAGAACTAGATGCTCTTGCAAAAAGTTATATCAACGCAACTAAAATGATTGGTGCGGATAAAGTTTCCATACCAAATAAAAACTCAACAGAAGATCAATGGAACGAAGTGTATGCTAAACTTGGCAGACCAATGTCTCCAACAGAATATAAATTAGATTTTAAATCTGAAATTGCTCCAGTTGATGAAAATTCAATCAAAGCATTCGCAACTAATGCACATAAACTTGGTTTGAATAATAAACAAGCTCAAGGCATACTTGAGTTTTATAAATCAAGTATCGAACAATTTGCTAAAGAAATGTCAGTCAATGCTGAATCTGCACAAGCTCAATCAGCAAATGAATTAAGACAGGAGTGGGGTAGATCATTTGATGAAAACCTTAAAAGAGCTGGTTCTGTAGCTAAAACGTATCTTGATGCAGATTTTTTAGATATGCAATTAAGAGATGGAACTAGAATTGGTGATCATCCTAAAATGATTAGAGCCTTTGCAAAGATAGCAGAAACTACGTCAGAAGATAAAATTGTAAGTTCTGAATCTGGTAACGCTGTAAGTGTTAAAGATATTGAAAAAGAAATTGATGAATTAACCTTAGATAGAGATGGTGCTTATTGGAATAAAAACCATCCAAATCATAAAAAGGTTGTAAATCAAGTTCTAGAACTTAGAGAAATCCTATATGGCGGAGAACAATAGTCATCTTAATGATAAAGAACTGAGGTTAGAAATACTTAGGATTGTTATGGATTCTGGCTCTGAACAGCAAAAAAATAATCCATTGCCAATCGCTTCAGAATATTATAGGTGGGTTGTTAGTGATAATAATATCACAAAAAAGAAGTAAGATAATTCAATAGAACCTTACTTGGCAGTTTGGAAAAGACAACCGACTAACAGTCGTTAAATGCAAGATAGCCTGTTTAACAGGGAACTTTCTGACTTTTTTTAACTAACAAACCAACAGGAGATGACAATATGTCAAATCAAATAACTACTGCTTTTGTACAGCAGTATAGTTCAAACGTACAAATGCTGTCTCAGCAAATGGGATCAGTATTACGAGAAGCTGTGGATGTTGAAACAGTTGTTGGAAAGAATGCTTTTTTTGATCAAGTAGGTAAAACTACTGCTCAACTAAGAACTTCTAGACACGCAGATACACCACAAATTGATACGCCACATTCTAGACGAAGAGTAAGTCTTGCAGACTACGAATGGGCTGATCTAATAGACAATGCCGACAAAGTAAGATTATTGATTGATCCTACTTCTTCTTACGCAAAAGCTGCGGCTGCTGCTATGGGAAGAGCGATGGATGATGTTATAATCACAGCTTTAGGTGGAACAGCATTTTCAGGTGAAACTGGATCTACTTCTGTTACACTTCCAGCTGGACAAAAACCATTCTCTGCATCACAAACTGATGGTTTAACAATCGCTAAACTATTAGAAGCTAAAAGACTATTAGATGCAGCAGATGTTGATCCATCTATACAAAGATATATTGTATGTGGACCAAAACAAATCTCTGATCTATTAGGAACAACTCAAGTTACTTCTAGTGATTTCAATACAGTTAAAGCTCTAGCACAGGGTCAAGTGGACTCTTTCTTAGGTTTTAAATTTATTGTTAGCAATAGATTGTCATTTGATGCAACTAATACTGACGACAGACTAGCTTACGCATTTACTCAAGACGCTATTAAATTAGCTATCGGTAAAGATGTTATGGCAAGAATAGATGAGAGAGCTGACAAATCGTACAGCACTCAAGTTTATTACTGCATGAGCCTTGGTGCAACTAGAATGGAAGAAGAAAAAGTTGTCCAAATAGCTTGCGACGAATAATCTAACAATAGGAGAATAAAAATATGGCTACATTATACTCAAACCAGAAAACCAAGTGGTCTCAAAACGTACCTTCTGAAAAGATTGATACTAATGAGTTAGGTGG